CGAGGCCCGGATAGATCGTGCTAGCAGTAGCCTGCAAGTTTGACGCCGAGATGTCGGCCATCGTCGCTCCGACGCCAATATTGAACGCCTGGAGTCGTGCCGCCTCCTGCGCCCGCACGGTCGCGGCATTGATCGACAGGCGGTCAATCTCCTTGACAACATCCATACTGCCAAGCACCTCTGCCGGCGTACCTTCACCAAGCGAAATGCCACGCGCTGCCATAGCAGCTCGAGCGCCGGCGCGGGCCTGACCAGCCTGCATTGCGTACCTACCAAACTTCAACTGGCCCTCGCGGCCAATCTCGCGCGCCGAGTATTCGGCCATGCGCTGATTGACGCGGGCCATCTGCGCCGCAAACGCCTGATTCTGCGCCTGCATCTTCAGTTGGTTCTGCTGGCTCTGGGCCGAGTAGAACGATCCGATGGCCCCGGTCGCCGCGCCCATGATGCCCATGATCGGGCCGGCCACCAGCAATCCCTGCGCGAGACCTTCCATCCCGCTCATGCCGGCCGTCGCAGTCGATTGCGTGACCTGCTGCTGCGCCGACGCATTCAGGAATGCGTAATCCGGGTTCGCCGTCAGCATGGTCGTGTCAAGACCCGGCGTGGTCGTGAATCCTGCGGTCGGACCTGTAAGCGGTACGAATCCCATTGTCAGCCTCCTAGCACGACCTCGAGGGTGAGGCCGATCACGGACAGCGGAAGCGGATCCGACTGCCGAATGTAAATTTGCCCGCTCGCCGCCCACGACGGCGTGATGTCAACATCCAATTCGTCTGTCTTGAGCGACGGCGGCGTTCCGTATGGCTCCGTGGTGCGCTGCTTCGCCTCCGTCAGCTTGTCGGTGCTTGGTCCGACAAAGACGCCGCTGGAGCGATACACACGGATCCATGCCTTGTTGACGTTCTTGTACCGACCCTGACCAGCGCCATCCACATTCAACGAAATGGGCATGGTTTGCAGGTCGCTGTCGTACGGCAATCCGACATGAATCACAGTCGCTGGACGGTCAATCGTCACGCTGCCAGCCGTCACGACCTCCTGCGGCATCACGGCACCGTCAGCCAGAATGCTCACGGTCTTGCCATTCAGGTGAGACAACCCACTTACGGTATCCCGCGCCCAGGCCCAGACCGTGGTCGCCACGCCGCGCAGTGCAACAGGCAGCGTGATGTCTGTGCGAGCAGACACCACCGTTCCGCTGGTATACGCGGTGATCGTCAGGCGATACTTGTTTCCGCTCGCGTCCGTCAGCACAATGACATCTCCGACATCGCCGGAAATGAACGTGCTGGCGCTTGCCGTGATCGTCAAGGTGTCGGCCGGCCCCCAAGTCGTTCCGCCCGTCACGGTCATCGTCACGGCCGTCGTGTTGGTTCCGTTGTACGACAGGCCGCTATCCACGAAGAAACAGTCATTGAGGTCCGTCACCTCGCGGGTCGCAAATCGTTCGATATACCGCTTCGTGTTGCCGCCAATCGTCCGCTTGACGATGACGTATACGGCATCCTCGTTACCTTCCGCAACGGCCGTGCATGACTCAAATGATCCATCCGTGTCATGCCAGTGCCATGCGTTGACCTGCTGCTCCGGTACATAGGTCATCCCGAGCAGCCGGCCATTGTCGCTCACAAACCACAACAGCGGATGCGGCGACTTGCTGTAGCACATGTCAACGATGTTGTAGGTGTCGAACAGGTGCGGCGCGCGTAGCGACAGGTCGCCAGTCACGAATCCGCTCGCCTGCCAGGAGTAGCCGAGTTCCCGCACGTGGCCGCCACGGGCCGCGCAGTAGATCACCGTGTTGTTCACAATGGATGGCTGCACATTGTTTGCGCCGATGTAGGACTGCGGGCGCACCGAAATTGTGGTCGGCGTAATCACGTCGCTGTTCACCGGGCTGATCCGCCATTCGGCGGCGCTGGTGAGTGCGAGCAACTGCGTCAATGGGACGATGTGCCTGATCGTGTTCGCCTCTCGAGCTGCAACACGAAACTTGATTCGATCCGTGTCCTCGGTCGGAATCGAATACGACATGTCGCTTTCGGTCCCGCTCCGCGTCATCAGCAGCGTCTGCGGGGCATTGTTCGTGCCGGCAAAGATGCGGCGCTGCTCGAAGTACGACACCGCGCCGGGATAGTTGCCGCTCGAGGCAAACACGGTGTCGTAGATCGGTGGAGTAACGCCAAGGTCTGGCGCTATGTTGTCATCCACAATCGATGTGGTGGCCGTGTCTCCGATGAACCCGTACAGACCACCCTGAAGTTTGTACACGCGATACCTGGCAGCACCCGCCACCGCTGCCCATGTCAGCGTGATGAATGTCCCAGCAGTACCGAAATCCGCATCGACAGACACGGACGCGCTCTGCTGCGATTCGCTGATCCCATCGGTATCGACAGCCGTGACCACATACTCGTATGTGTACCCAGTTCCAGTACCAGTCTTCGTGGCCTGTAGGTTGGTCGGTGCAGACAATGGCGCAGCAAAGTTGATCGTGGACAACACCCATGTGGTGGCACCGAGCCGGCGCAGCTCGCGTGGCGCGTAGTTCGGATGCACCAGCGTCAGCACGTCAGCCGACTGCACATAGTGGATGTCGAACAGGTCGGCCTCGGCATACGGGTTCGGGATCTCGTACACACCCGCCGGGAGCGCGTACCAATACGTCGCATTTGGCGGTGTCCGATTGATGGCCGTCGCAATGCAGTAGTAGTTCGTGCCGCTGTGCGACACCAGCGATCCGACCGTGTATGGGAACGACGCCGTATGCACACCGCTGCCAGCCGTGGTCGTGACCACCGATGGGCCGCTGGTCGATGTCGAAATCTGGAATGCGTTTGCGGTTGCGGTGTTGACGTAGTACACGGTGTCGAGCGCGATGCCAGTTGGCAGCGTGCCCGTAGTCGTGAATCCGACCGCCGTGCCGTTCGCAAGCCCGTGCGCCGTCCAGTTGATGATTGCCGGTGTGCTTGCCGTGTGGATGCCGGTGCCGGAAGTCGTGGTCGAAATGGCCGTTCCGCCAACACTCGCAGCAATGCGGAACGTATTCGCCGCAGGTTCCACGATGTAATACGGTGTGCCGGTCGCAATTCCGACAGGCAATGCAACGGTAGTCGTGAACGACAACTCCTGACCACTAGACAGTCCGTGTGCAGTCCACAATACCTGTGTTTCCGTGGAAGCCGTATGCGTTCCCGACTGTGTACCAGTCGTCGTGATCGCGGAACCGCCAGGAGTCAGGGCCACATGGAAGTGGTTGGTTGCAACCGCAAGCACATAATACTTCGTGCCAACCGACAGTCCGGTAGGTAGCGCACCCGTAGTCGTAAACGTGACAACCGTGCCATCAGCAAGTCCGTGCGAGTTCCAGTTGATCTGGGCCGGCGATGCAATGGAGATTGTGACCGTATTTGAATGCGGTTGCTGGAATGTCACGGCCTGCTGCGTGGACTGCGTGACAGTCACGTTCGTTCCGCCTGCCACATACGCCGCCGGCGTCCCGGGCGTCAGGGTCGCACCCTGTGTATGGAATCGGAAATAGCCCGCACCCAGCTCAATCGCCATCGTTTGCGTCGTGCTGTAGGTGAACGGGATCAGCCTGGTGCGCTTGGTCGAATCCTTGACCTCACGCACGAATGCGGTACCCGGTCGATTCTCTGCCGGCCCCTGCGGCAGCGCGATGAAGTTTCGCATCGTCGCCGCGCCGGTCTGGAACTTCACGTCATCGACGCGGCCGAACATTTCCGGCGACATCTCGCCGCCCGCGAAGGACCGGAAGTATTGCCGGGTGCTTGGCATTGGTTAGCGTCCGCTGACCCAAGGAGTGATGTGTTCGGGGCGCACGTTGCGCTGGTTCGCGTCCGATGCGCGGGCCTGCTGGAGATACGCCATCATCATCTGCGTACACTGCTTGCCCTGCTGCGCGCCTTCCGTGCCCTTCACGACCGGGCCAGCCAGCATCGACGCAAGGTGCCAAGACAGGGCCATCACGAACAACGGGTCGAACTTCGTCGTGTCCGTGACCAGCGCCTGATAGCGGAGCAGTGCGTTCTCTTGGTTTGTGTAGATGACCTTGTTGCCACTGGTATCGGTTTCGATCTGATACTGCTGCGGCACGTAGGTTCCAGCGCCCACGAATGGCGCATTGACCCAGCCCCATCCGGCCATGTCGGTCGGGAACGGCTTGATCGCGTAGTCGTTTTCGGCCTCGGGCGGAAGAACCGCCACGGCCGTCATCATGTCGCCAGGACACGCATAGGCATACCGCCACATGGTGTACGGCATCGTCACCGACGCGAGCGTGACGCGGCGGGACGCGAAGTTCCAAGTGTGCATTTGCAGCAGGCTGTCGCGAGCAATCGGGTAGA